CCTGGCCTGCCGTGGCCTCGCCCGTGATGGTGGGCGGTTTGGCCTTGGGCTTCGGGTGGACGATGATGATTGGCGCCCCGCCCCCGCCGCCAATGACTGGCTGCACCGCGCCGCCTGTGCCCGTGCCTGCGCTGCTCTGGCCCTGGCCTGACGATGCGCTGCCGGTGATCGGCACCGGGACGCCACCGACGCCGGCTGTCGTCTGCCCTTGCGAGCCGCTGGCCGTGCCGGCGAACGCCTGCGCCCCCGTGGCGGCGGCTGTTTGCCCCTGCGCCGAGGTGGCCGCGCCACCGTAGCCCTGGAAGCCCGAGGCGCTGCTGCCCTGGCCCTGTGCGGCCGTGGCGCCGCCACTGAAGGACTGCGCCCCCGTGGCCGTGCTCGACTGCCCCTCCGCGCTGGTCGCTGCGCCGGCAAAGGTCTGGGCACCTGAGGCCGCGCTCGTCTGCGCTTGCGCCGTCGTGACCGGGCCGGATGCGCCGCCCGTGCTGCCGGTGCTGGTGCTGGTTTGCCCCTGCGCCCCCGACGCGCTGCCGCTGAAGGTCTGCGCGGCGCTTGCACTGGTGCGCTGGCCCTGCGCGGTAGATGCGGAGCCCGCAAAGGCGAGCGCACCCGTGGCGGCGCTGGTCTGCCCCTGGGCGGTAGTGGCGGAACCGGCAACCCCACCCGTCGAGCCGGTGGCGCTGGCCGTCTGCCCCTGGGCCGTGGTGGCGCTGCCGCTGAAGGTCTCGCTGCCGCTGGCCGAGGTGGTCTGCCCCTGGGCGGTGGTGGACGATCCGCTGAACGCCAGGGTGCCGCTCGCGGCCGAGGCCTGCCCCTGCTTGGGTGCAGCCGTGCCGCTGAACGTCAACAGCCCAGCAACAGCGGCCGACTGCCCCTGCGCGGTGCTGGCGCTGCCGGTAAACGCCTGGGCGCCGCTGGCGCTGCTGGTTTGCGCCTGCGCTGTCGTCGCCGCGCCGCTAAACGTGACGGCACCCGACGCGCTGGTCGTTTGGCCTTGCGCGGTGGTGGCTGTTCCAGTGACGCCTGCGCCGCCGGATGCCTTGAGGAGCAGCAGCAGGGACATGCGCTACCTCAGTCGGGGCGAATCCACTTGATCCGCCAGGGGTGGTCCGGGTCGTAGCCGTCGTTCACCACGACCATCTGCTCGGGCGGTTCAGCTCGTGCCGCCATCGCGTTTAGTGCTTCCTGCTCGGTCGCATACGCGCCCAGGAAGATGTCACCCATAGATGCCTGCTCCGTAGATTTCGCTGGCACCGACTTCCAGCACCTCGTCGGTGATGATGTCCTGCGTGAAGCGAACCCAGGTGTCGCCCGCCGCGCCCGCTGCCGGGCCGTCGTGGCTGTTGGTGACGCCCGAAGCGTTGGCGCCCATAGTGCCGACGTTGCGCACCTTCAGCGTGACCTTGATGCGCTCGCCCACCGCCATCGCCGTGCTGGTGGCGGTGTAGGTGGCCGCGCCGTTGGCCGCGTCGGTGGTGGTGTACTCGGTGATCGTGGCCGGCACTGTGCTGTCCACCAGGATCGTGGACTGGACCACCCCGGCGTTGTTGCACCTCTCGATCAAGATGCCCCGGCCCGCGTTGACGCTGTTGGCCGCCTCCAGGCCCCGGATGTTGACCGTGATCGTGCCGCTGATCGTGATGGCCTCGGTGACCGGCTCACTGAACCAGGAAAGCGCCTGCCCGCCAGCCGTGGCGGTGGTGATGATGTTGGTGCCGCCCGCCGTGGTGCTGGTGATGAACGTGGCGCTGGCCCGGCCCCGGCGCTGCGACAGCCGACGCTGGCCAGCTCCGCCCAGGCCCGAGGCCGCCGACCGCAGGAAGAAGTCGGTGGGCATCGCTTATATCTCGTAGCCCCAGACGGTGATGGTCACGGTCTGCGCGTTGGTCGTTGTCACTCTCAGCACGAAGTCGGTGGTGCCCCGGATCGGGGTGGGGAACGACATGATCACGCCCGGCTTGTTGGTGGCCGAGGGCGCGAACTCGCCGTCGAAGATCGCCGCGTCCGTGCCCCGCGTGTAGGTGGTGTCCGCGCTGCCGCCGAACCAGATGATGCAGGTGCCGGCCGTGGTGCCGCCGGACTGGATTTGCAGGCTGGTGACCACCACGGCGCGGCCCGCCGAAGGCGTCCACAGTGCCGTGCCGGTCTGCGCGGTGGCGTACTGGTTGCCCCTGAACGTGATCGCGTGGCTGCGCTTGCGGTCCCAGGTCGTGCCGTTGAACTCATACAGCCGGCCCTGCACATGGAGCTGGTTGATGGCGTTTGTTTCGGCATCGGTGCCGGCGGTGTCCACGCTCACCGCGCTGGTGCCGTCCCCCACCTGCACCTGGCCCTGCACGCGGGAGACATCCACCAGCAAGCCGTTGCTGATGGTGCCCCGCGCCCGGTCCCATGTGGTCCCGTTGTAGACGTAGGTGCGCCCCTCGACATGCAGCGCGTTGCCGCTGTTGGGCTCGGCGTCGGCGGGGTCGGTGTCCACGCTGACGTTGTTGGTGCCGTCACCGATGGGCACGCTGGCATTGCTGATGTCCACCAGCAGGCCGTCGGTCGCGTTCGCCGGGATCAGCGTGCGCGAGCCGTCGGCGCTGATGGCCAGCTTGAACAGTTGGACGTGCTCAAGCGTGCCGCTCACCTCGTCGGTGGCGATGTTGGTGCCGCTGCCGGCGGTGATCGGTACGTTGTCGGCCATGCCGCGCCCCCTGGATTACAGGCCGGTGGTGGCCTTCTGGACCGTGTGCGTGAAGCTCGACACCGACACCTGGGCGCCGGACTGGATGGCCGCGCTGTTCAGGATCAGGTTCGAGGTCGCCGTGCCCACCGTGCCGTCCATGACCACGGTCGAGCCGTCCGATTGAAGCGCCCGATACCAGCTCGCGGTGCCGGTGGCGTTCGCGCTGCTGTCCGCCGTCAGCGCGTTGAAGGTGAGCACGCCAGCGGATGCGGCGGGCGCAGCGGTGGTGTTGAAGCGCAGCTCGGCGAGCAGCACCTGGGTGCTCACCGCCGTGTCGGCATTGGCGGGCTGGGTGCCGTCGTAGATGCGCAGGAAGCCGTTGTTCAGGCGGGTGGCCAGGTTGTCGGCCTGACCGTTGACGGTGGCGTTCGCCAGTTGGGTGTTCAAAGGCATGGATTACTCCTCGGTGACTGTTCCAGAAAGCGAGCCGTCGGCACCCCGTTCGGCCTTGAGGGTTTTGGTGACGGTGGTGCCGTCGTCGTCGCTGACCTCGACCACCTTGCCCACCAGCTTGCCGTCCTTGTCGCGCTCGGCCACGATGGTTTTCGTGACCTTGCGCGGCGGTGCGGCCTCCACCGGGCGGCGGTGATCGAACTGCGCGTTCACCGTGGTGGCGCCGATGTCCACCAGGACCTCGGGCGGCTGGATGTTCACGATCGGCGCCTCGACCTTGATGTCGGGCATCCTCATTTCGGGGAACTTCACATCCGGGTAGGCCGGCAGCGTGATTTGCGGCGCATCGACGTGGATGTGGTTATGCACGTCCGGCATGGCTGCCTTGACGCGGGCCGCCAGGGCCTCCTCGTCACGGGCCTCGTCCTCGGACGTCTTGGCCGCTTCTGCCAGGGGCTCAGGCATCGGCGGGAACAGTTCCTCGCGCTGGTCGTCCGACAGGGGCTCCAGGCCCAGGTCCGCCCGCACCTCGTCCACCGTGAGCACCTTGGCGTTGATGTAGATGGCGTGAATGTCGGCCTGCGTCTTGGCGTCCAGGTCGTCCTTCTGCGCCCACTGAAAGCACAGGTCCGGCGCTCCGAACCAGCGGGCCAGGATCATGTCCATGACCGACTTGACCCACAGCATCGTCGGCAGCAAGCCCTCCTCCTCGGCCGTGGCCTTGGAGACTTCGGCGGTGGCCCGATTGACCTGGGCGATCATCGAGCTCGGGCTGATCGAGAAGGCGAAGCAGATGATGCGGATCAGCCACTCGTCGAACACGTCCTTCATCAGGTCTGGGCGTGTCTCGTGCACATCCATGCCGCCAGGGATGAACTTGGCATGGCGCCGCGCTGCGGTGTTGCCCTCCAGCATGGCGTCCCAATAGTCCTGGAACTGCCGAATCTGGTCCGGGTTCCAGGTGTCGGGCACGCCGATCATCGCCTCGGGAATGTTGCCCTCGGTGAAGTATTGGAGCTGTGACAGTTGCCGCCGCATGGCGATGTTGACTGTCATGATGATCTGCTCGACCGGCGAGTAGCCGTAGACCCGGTTCGTCCTCGGGTTGCGGATCGCGTAGATCAGCTCGTCGCGAGAGTAGTTGACGGCCGGCAAGCCCTTGAGCACTTGCTGATACGCCGGATCGGGCGGCAGCGGCGTGCGGCCGGTCTCGTCGATCACGCGCTTGATGGTGGCGCCGTCCACCAGCTCGAAGCTGTAGGGCTCGCCGCCCCGCGTTTTGCGCGGGTAGATGGTGGCCGCGTCCAGGACCAGCATGTCCTCCAGCAACATGCGCAGCCACGTCGGCCAGTCGTGCTCCTGATCCGGCATGGTCAGGAAAGCCTCGATCTTGCGGCAGCGCTCGTCGGGCTCGGCCTTCTCGTCCTTGGGCCGCACCGTCCAGCGCATCGAGCACATCTGGTCCTTGCGGGTCTCGATCACCAGGCGCAGGAAGTCGTAGCCGTCGGCCAGCCCGCGCATGTGCTCGAAGCTGACGGATTCGGTTGCACGCGGGCTCTGCCGCAGGTTGACGCCCGTGGAGTAGTCGAACTGGCGGCCGAGCGCCTGCTCCTGGGCCACGGGCGCCAGCGGCTGCCCAGGGCCAAACCAGTTGTCCGGCTTGACCCCGGTGAGCGTGTACCGGACGCCCTGCACCAGCCGGGCGATCAGGCCCGGATCGACGGGCGTAGCGGTGCCTTCTCGTGCCATTTGACTATCTCCTGGGTCGCCATTGTGGAGGCAGTTGTCGGGTAGCGTCTACGTCAGCGGTTCAGGGCAAAGA